CCGAACTGTCGGAACTGGTCACCTACATTCGGGCCACGAACGGCCAGGAGGCCATCGTGTTGAAGAACGGTGGCAGCATTGAGTTCATCGCCCGTTCGAAGAGTTCGGGCCGTGGCTTCACGGTGGACGTGCTGGTGTGCGACGAGGCGCAGGAGCTGACCGACGAGCAGATGGAGGCCATACAGCCCGCCATCTCGTCGGCACCCTCGGGCAATCCGTTGACCATCTACACGGGAACACCGACCCCGCCGACCTCGCCGGGCACGGTGTTCGCGCGCATGCGCCGCAACGCGCACAGGGACAAGCCGCCGAAGAACCTGTGCTGGTTCGAATGGGCGGCGAACGAGATAGGCGACGTGCACGACCAGCAACGCTGGTACCAATACAATCCATCGCTCGGCACCAGACTGCTGAAAAGCGTGGTCGTTTCCGAGTCGGAGAAGATGACCCCTGACGGTTTCGCCCGCGAACGTCTCGGCTGGTGGAACGATCAGGCCGGCGCGCTGTCCGACATCGACTTGGATGCTTGGGCCGAATGCAAGACCGACAAGCCCTGCATGGATGGCTACAACTCGTATGCGGTCAAGTTCAGCGCGGACGGCGCGAACGTCACCCTCGTGGCGTGCGTGCTCCCGCCCCGCAAGTCGGGTGAATTGCCTCACGTGGAGGTCATCGCCTCGCGCAGCATGCGTGGCGGCACCGGCTGGCTGGCCGACTGGCTGACCGCCGAGAAAGACGGTGCGGAACGGTGGCGCAACGCCATCGGCATCATCATCGACGGGCGCGTGGGAGCGCCCACCCTGGTCAACAGCCTCATCGACAAGGGCGTGTCCAAAAGAGTGATCGTGGTTCCGCGCCCTTCCGACGTGGCGGACGCTTGTTCGATGCTCGAACAGGCCGTGAACGACCATGGGCTTACCCATTTCGGCCAGCCTCTGCTTGACGAGGCGGTGGGTCATGCGAAGCACAGGAAAATCGGAGACGGGTTCGGCTACGAGACGTCCATGGAGAACATCGACGTGAGTCCCGTGGAAGCGGTGGCTCTCGCGTATTGGAACGTCAAGACTTCCAAACGTCATCCGGGCAGAAGAGCGAAGGCGGTGGCATTCTGATGCAGATTCCGAATCTTGAAAACGTGCAGGTCGATAATCTGCCCGACGAATGCCGAGAACCGTGGGATTTGATGATACGTCAATGGTCCCAGAAGCTCGAACGTAACCTTTTGCGCACCAAATACTACGACGGACGAAACGAGCTTAAGAATCTGTCCATCGCCGTGCCGGACAGCATGGCGGGGATAAGCGAGGTCGTGGGCTGGCCGCAGAAATCGGTGGACGCTTTGGCCGACCGCATCGTGTTCGATGGTTTCGTCGGAGTCGGCGCCGACGACCGCGACCCGTTGGGTTTGGATTCGATTCTTTCCGACAACGACTTCGACGTGGAACTGCCGCAGGCCATCCGCAGCGCGCTCACCCATTCATGCTCGTTCCTGAATGTGCGCAGCGCGGAACCGGAAGATGGTCTGCGTTCCAAGGTGTCGGTATCGTTCCGCAGCGCGCTCTATGAGACCGGCCTGTGGGATTACGCCCGTCGCGGCCTGTCGGCGGCGTTGTCGATAACCGATATCGACCGTTCCCAGTACGCGCAGGCGAACACCATCGTGCCTTCCGAGCTCATGCTCTACATGCCCGGCTACACGATTCGTATACGCCGCGCGCAATCAGGCCGCTATCATGCGGACGCTCCCCGGAACACGTACATGGATCATGTGCCCGTTTACCTGATCCCCTACCATCAGGACCTGAACCGCCCCTTTGGCCGCTCGCGTATCAGCCGCGAGGTCATGAGCATCACCGACACGGCGGTTCGCACCATGCTGCGCATGGAGGTAAGCGCCGAATTCTATTCGAGCCCGCAACGCTACCTCATCGGCGCGGACGAGCCGCCCGAGGACAAGAACGGCAAGAAGCTGACCGGCTGGGAAGCCACCATCTCGAAGATGCTCAACATCAGCCTCAACGAGGACGGCCAGGCACCCGCCATCGGCCAGTTCACGCAGATGACCATGCAGCCGCACACCGACATGCTTCGCGCACTCGCGGCACGCATGAGCGGCGCGACCGGCGTGCCGCTCAGCCAGTTCGGCGTGATGACGGACTCCGGCCCTTCCTCGTCCGACGCGATCATGGCGGCGGAAAGCGAGCTTGTCATCGAGGCGAAGAACGCCTGCCGCGCCATCGGCGTGCAGCTACGCAAGGCCGCGAGGGACATCGCCATACTCAACGGCACCAGCGAGGACAGCGACGAGCTCGACCGCCTGCAGGTCAACTGGCGTGACCCCGAACGCCCATCGCAGGCCGCGCTCTCCGATGCTATCGTGAAGCAGGTGACGGCCATTCCATGGCTCGCCAACTCCGACGTGGTGTTGGAGAAGCTCGGCTACACGGATTCCGACATCACACGCCTGTTGGCCGACAAGCGCAAGGCCGAAACCCGCAGCGTGCTTGACTCCCTCGTGAACGGAGGCAACAAGGATGACGGACAACCGGCAACTGGACCAGTTGCAAGCCAGCCAAGCCAGGGCGGTGGAACTGGCACGCCGCGATCTGGCGAAACTGTGGGAGACGCTGCAACAGCTCAGCCCTGAATGGCAGCGTGACATGCTGCTCGACTACGTGCCGCAACTGGTCGTTAAATACGGCGACCTCGCGGCGCATGCCGCCTATGAATGGTATATGCGCGTCCGTGGCGAATCGGTGCCAGACCCGTGGGAGTACGACCTGTCCGACTCGTTTCCCGGTGATGGCATCGACAAGACGATACGCTGGCAGGCCGGCCACCTGTGGACGGACCCGCAGACCATGCAGGCGTTTCTGGTCGGCGCGATGCAACGCTGGGTCATGTATTCGGGGCGTGAAACCATCGCCCGCCTGTGCGAGCACGACCCGTCCGAACCACGGTACGCGCGCGTGCCGAGAGGCGCGAAGACGTGCGCGTTCTGCACGATGCTCTGCTCGCGAGGCTGGGTGTACCGCAGCGAGAAGACCGCGAAATACGTCAAAGGCTCGTTCAGCCTGTTCCACGACGACTGCGACTGCCAGATCGTACCCGAATGGGACAGGAACCAAGCCCACATCGAGGGTTATGACCCCGACCGCATGTACTCGGAATACACGCACGCCCGCAGCCTCATCGAGAACGGCGGCCTGGACGACGACACCTATCGGATGATAAAGGCCACCACAAAAGGCAACCCCGAAAACCCGAACGACCCCAACACGATCACCTATGTGATGCGCCGACTCTACCCCGACCGCTACAAGGACGGCTACGGGGTGCCCCGACCGTCGCACTCGAACTGAGATTTTCCCCAACCACCCGCACGGGTGGTTTTTTTTGCCCGAAACGGGCCCAACCCACTAGGAGGAACCATGACCGAAGAGGCCAACGGCAACCAGCAGGCGGCATCGACCGAGAACGGAGCGAAGCCGCCCGAAATCGACTACGAGGCCAAATACCGGGAGGCCGTCGCCCATTCCCGCGAATGGGAGAAACGCGCCAAGGACAACAAGGCAGCCGCCGACGAACTGCAACAGCTCAAGGAGGCCCAACTGTCCGAAGCCGAAAAGACAGCCAAGCACATCAAAGAGCTTGAAGCCAAGAACGCTGCCTACGAGGCGGAAAAACAGCAGAACGAATGGAAATCACAGGTCTCCAAGGAAACCGGCGTGCCCGCCGGACTGCTGCACGGCTCCACGCTCGAAGAAATGCAGGCCAACGGAAAGGCGCTCGCCGACTACATCGCCGACAAAACCAAGCCCACGGTGCACGCCTCATCCGAATCCAACCAGCCGCCCGCACCATCCGGCACATCCGGCGACTGGATCCGTGACCAGTTCCTCAAACAAAAGCAGAAATAACCCCCTCCATAGAAAGAAGGTATGACGATGGCTTCCAACGTGAACTCCATCATCACCAGCGGCGACCTCGGCGGCGGACTCATCCCCACCGAATACGCCACCCAGATTATCCAGGACGCTCCCAAGTCGAGCGTATCCCTGACACGCATGCGTCAGATTCGCATGAGCACCCGCACGCGCACGCAGCCGGTGCTTGACTCCAAGCCGATCGCCTACTGGGTGGGCGGTGATACCGGCCTGAAACAGACCACGAAGATGAAATGGTCGGGCCTAAGCATCACGGCCGAGGAGCTTGCGGCCATCGTGCCCATCCCGGAGGCCGTCATCGCGGATTCCGGCATCCCCATCTGGCCGGAGGTCATGCCGCGTCTGGCTTCCGCGCTTGGCTACAAGCTGGACCAGGCGACACTGTTCGGCGTGGACAAGCCTTCCAGCTTCCCTGACGGCATCATCCAGCAGGCCATCGCGGCGCACAACACGCTCACCCAGGGCAAGGACCTCGCCAAGGACGTTGCCAGCATGGGTCAGAAGCTCGCCGAACAGGGCTTCGCCATGAACGGCTTCGCCAGCAAGCCGGGCCTGAACTGGGAGCTTATCGGCCTGCGCAACGCCAACGGCAGCCCGATCTACGTGCCCTCGCTCGCCTCCGGCGCGCCGTCCACCCTCTACGGTTTCGGCCTCAACGAGGTCGATAACGGCGCGTGGGATGCCACCAAGGCCGTGCTGCTCGGTGCCGACTGGTCGAACTTCGTGGTCGGCATCCGTCAGGACATCACCTACAAGCTGCTTGACCAGGCGGTTATCACGGACGACGACGGCAAGGTGATTCTGAACCTCGCCCAGCAGGACTGCGTGGCCATGCGAGTCGTGTTCCGCGTGGGCTTCCAGATCGCCAACCCGATCAACGACGTGCAGTCGGACAAGGCCAAGCGCTTCCCGGCGTACGTCATCGCGCCGGCCTCCGCCGTAGCGGCGTAGGCCACCGCAAAGTGATGGCCATGGGACTGAAGCTGCCGGCCGCAGCACGCGGCTTCGGCATCATCGCATTCTGACATTAAGGAGGCCGCCATGTTCGACGACACGGGAGAAAACCCATTTGCCACGCATTTGGAATTGGCCAAACGCTGGAAGCAGATGCCGGACGACCCCGATTATGTGGATCAGCGTCTTGCCGATGCCTCGCAGTTCCTTCGCGAACAATGCCCGGGTTGGCGGAACATATCGCGGGCGACGCTTGAACGCATCGCCTGCGAGCTCGCCAAGGATGCGATCTCATCCGACATGCAGACCGAGGGCGCGGGGTTCGACACCACCGGTGCCAGCAATCTCAGCCTCACGGCGGGGAATTTCACCCAGTCCATGACATTCGCGAACCCTCGCGGCGAATTCTACTTGTCCAAGGGGCAGAAGAAGGCGCTCAGGCTCACCGGTCAACGCTTCTACAGCATCGACCTGTCGAACGGGGAGGCGTCATGAGGGGCGAAACCGTGAAAGTGGTGCGCTACACGCCCACGGGCGAGACCGACCCGGGCGGTTCGCCCGTCACGAAGGTCGATATCGAATCGGTGGGCAACGTGCTCGTCTCACCAGGCGCGATGAGCAACGCCACCGACTCGATTCGACCTGACGGCGTGACCGTTGCATTCACCTGCCTCTTCCCCCGCAGCTACGCATACCGGAGTCTGCGCGGGGCGAGTGTGCGCATCAATTCACATGACTACGAGGTGATCGGAGACCCGAGGCCATTGGGCGGCGGCATGAAGCCGACCGCCTGGAATCTCACGGTCGAAGTCACCGACGCGGAGGGATAGTGCATGAAACGGGTGAAACTGCATTATTCGGCATTCCAGGCGTACAGGCGCAACGAGGGCGCTCGCGCCGCCTTGTCGGAGGCACAGAAGATCGCGGCCCGCGCCAACTCCATGGCCGCGCCGACTCACGCGGGGCAGCCGTCGTACACGGCGGAGGGCCCGCGGGCGAACGAGAAGGGCGCGACGGTGCTCGTGCATACGGATAATCTCGCCGCGCGCATCGATAACGCCGTGCGCGACACGCTCGCCAAGGCGTTGGGAGGCGGCTGATGAACGCGGAGAAGCTGGTCATGGACTGGCTCAACGCGGCACCCGAACTCAAGGATTATCCCGCGAGCTTCGAGGTTCCCGCCGAATCCAGCGCCACGAACCGTATCCCGTTCGTCACCGTGGAACGCACGGGAGGTTCGGAAGGCCGGTTCGTGTCGAGACCATTGATCGCTGTGCAGGTGTGGGCCGCTTCACGCTGGGAGGCTTCGGACGTGGCACAGCGTCTCGTGCTGCCACGGTTGAAACGCATCGTTGAACTGCCCGAGGTGGCCGATTGGGATATCACCGGCCTGACCGACTTCCCCATGCCGGACGGACGGCCACGCTACCAGATACTCATCCAGCTCACCGTCAAGACCGACGAATGAGCATCATTTCCAGAAAGGGCCTAATCATGGCTAATGAAACAACAACGAAGAACGATTCCACAAACGTGTCGTTCGGCAAGTTCAAGGTCGGCGGCTACGCGTACGCGGCACCCGTCGGCACCGCATTGCCCACCGATTCGGAAAGCGCACTCGACCCCGCTTTCCAGCTCATCGGCTACCTGTCGGAGGACGGCATCACCAACACGACCGACACCGACACCGCCGAAGTCAAGGACGCGAACGGTACGACCGTGATGAAAGTCGTCTCCAGCTACTCCGAAAGCTACCAGTTCGTGCTCATCGAGTTCCTGCGCAAGGCAGCGGCGCAGATGCGCTACGGCAACGACGCGGTGACCGGCAAGGACAAGAGCATGGTCATCAAGCATCAGATGCCCGACGATACACCGGTCTCGCTCGTGTTCGAGATCGTTGCAACCGGCAACGTGAAGGACCGTACCGTCATCGGTTCCGCAACCCGTTCCGAATTCGGCGACCGCCAGATGCATTCGAGCGACGTGCTCGGCTATGACCTCACTGTGAACGCGAACGACATGGGCGATGGTGTCACCTCCATCGAATATATCGGCATCCCAAAAGACCAGAGTCTCTGACCATGACCGCAACGGCTCGACTAGCCAACGCTTCCCCTCGCGGATTCCTTTCTTCTCTCCTTGCCGCGAGGGGAACCCTTTTTTAACCGTCAAGGAGAGAACCGCTTTTTTTATCAAGGAGAATCAGAATGTCACGCAACCGAAGCCACCGCAACACAAACGCCAACCAGATTGCCAGCCATCCACAGGACCACAAGCAGTCCAAGAATACGGTTCGCCGTGTCAACGTCCGTGGAATCGATATCGGTATCGACCCGAAGGTTTTGGACGATTGGGAGTTCATGGAATCTCTCTACGACCTTCAAGCCGACCCGAAGGGTAACGCCTTGCAAATCATCCCATTCCTACGCCGACTTCTCGGCGACTCATACGACAAGGTCAAGAATGGATTGCGAGGGGCTGACGGTCGTATCGACGGCGAAACCATGGGCACCTTCCTGACCGAGCTGTTCGAGGAGATGGGTAAGGCTTTCCCAAACTCATGACGCTCGTGCTCCTTCTCGACCGCTGCCCCGACCAGTTGGCGGCGGACATGAGAAGAGAGTACGGGCTTGCCGTCCGAGACCTTCCGCCCATGCAGGCCGCGCTGCTGGCCGTGAATCTGCCGGATGGATCGCGTGTCTGGCAAGAACTGAACACGGCGCGCGCGTGGACGTTCGACCAGTATCTCGCCGTGCTGCGCATCGAACAGATGAACCTGTGGATGTGGGGCAACGAGGACCCGAAGAAACGAGGTCCTCGGCCCAATCCGTTGCCGCGTCCAGGCAATCCACTGCCAAAATCATCCCACGAATCCGGCCAGCAGCCCGAAAACCCCGATGGGAATACCGTACGCCGCACGCGCACCATCAAGGCCGTGGGCATGACCGTCGGACAACTCGACCGATTCATGAACCAACGGTTCACGACCGTGAACAGTGTGAGGAACCGACCGCAGACCGGACAACCATAACCAAACAGAGGAAGGCGAAACAATGGCCTATAATCTCGCGACCGCCTACGTGCCCATCGTCCCCTCGATGGAAGGCGTCGGCAAGGCCATCGAAAAGGCGTTCGGCGACGCATCCCAGAACGCGGGAAGCAAGGGCGGCGGTCAGGCCGGCAAGGGCTTCGCGTCCGGCCTGCTCGCCAAGGGAGGCATCATCGGCGCGGCTGCGGCGGTCACGACCAAGGCTATGGGCGTCATCTCGAACAGCATCGGCAGCGCGGTCGGCCGCGCCGATCAGATGAACAATTTCCCGAAGGTCATGAAAAACCTCGGCTACAGTTCGCAGGACGCGGCCGCATCCATCAAGAAGATTTCGAACGCCTTGGACGGCCTGCCGACCACAAGTTCGGCAATGACCGGCATGGTGCAGCAGCTCGCCCCACTGACCTCGAACCTCGACGAGGCCACCGACATCGCTTTGGCGTTCAACAACGCCATGCTTGCAGGCGGTGCAAGCACGATGGAGCAGGAGAACGCGCTCACCCAGTACACGCAAATGCTGAGTGCGGGCAAAGTGGACATGCAGGCATGGCGTTCGATTCAGGCCGCCATGCCGGGCCAGCTCAACCAAGTGGCCGAGGCCATGCTGGGCGCAGGGAAGAACTCAAACGACCTGTATGAGGCCATGAAAAACGGGTCGATCAGTTTCGATGATTTCAACAAGAAGGTCATGGAACTGAACCAGAACGGTTTCGGCAAATACGCCTCGTTCGCCCAGCAGGCGAAGGACGCGACTCAGGGCATCGGCACGGCCATGGAGAACGTGAAGAACCGCGTCGCCAAGGCCGTGCAGAAGGTCATCGAGGCCGTGGGAGTGGAGAACATAGCCGGAGCGATTAACGGTTTCTCCAGCCAGTTCGGCAAGGTCGGCGACGCTGCGGCGAGCATGGTCACCGGCGTGAAAGGCTGGTTCGGCAAGGCGGCGCAGGCCGCGCAGCCGCTCGTGTCGATCTGGAAGTCCGATTTCGGGCAGCTCGGCATGTATCTGAAAGGTCTGGCGGCGAACGCGCAGGCATTCGGCGGGAGTCTGCTCGATGTCGTCACGAATGGCGGGGGCTTGCAGAACTTCCTCACGGGATTGAACAACATCATCTCCCCTCTCGTCAACTGGTGGATCGCGCTTACCCGCAACGTGAGCATCTTCATCGGCACGCTTTCCGACAGCGGCGGCGTGCAGGCGTTCCTCGCTTCGCTCAGCGAACTCTGGAAGGGCCTCACGCAACTCGGTCAGGGATTGTCAGACGCAGTAACCGGTTTCCTCGCGGTCGGTCAGAACGGTGGCGTCGCAGCCTCCATCGGCCAGCTCGTGGGCGACGTATTCAACGCCGCCGCCCCATTTGTCGAAAAACTCGCGTCCACATTGCAGTCGCTTGGTGATTGGGCGATCGGCAACGGCGATGCGATACGAACCATCATTGCTGGCATCGCGGGTGGTTTCGCGGCGTTCAAGACGGCGAGCCTCATATCCGCAGCCGTCACCGCATTGAAATCGTTCGACGCGGCGGCGAAAATCGCCGCAGCCGGACAATGGGTGCTCAACGCGGCAATGAACGCAAACCCAATTGTTCTCGTGGTCACCGCGATAGCGGCCCTTGTGTCGGCTCTTGTCTGGTTCTTCACGCAGACCGAGACAGGCCGCAAGGCGTGGGCGGCGTTCACCTCGTTCCTCTCTTCCGCGTGGCAGTCGGTGGTGTCGTTCGTCACCGGTCTCGGCCAGAACATCGCGAACTTCTTCACGCAGACGATTCCGAACGCGATCCAGTCTGTCATTCAATGGTTCCAGCAACTGCCTTCCGCGATCGGGACGGCGTTGTCGAACCTGATTACGTCGATTGGCACGTGGGCGGTG